ATAAGTTGAACCTACTAACTTATAACGTTTTACCCTTACGTTTACTCGTTCGTTTGTCGGGTTTGCTACTGCTGCATCAACAAATGGAGTTATTGTCGTTGGAAAACTTATGTATTCTCTAATATAAGGACTTATGTCGTAAAGCGTTTCAACATCGTTTGACGCTGGTATTAATTTACTTAACGTGTATTGTGGGCTTCCTGAAAAAGTTGTTGCGCTTAAAAACAATTCTACTTTTGAACCGTTTTGTCCACTTTCAGCAATCCTAATTAAATACGGTGAACGTGCGAATATATTAGCCATTATTTCTTTTCGTTTTTAAATTCTGTTTGTTTAAATAAATTTATTGCATCAAGTCCAAACTTTTCAACAAGTTCATCTGGCAATCTTTTAAATGCAGCTTCAAATGGTTTGGTAAAAAACAAACTCGGTTTTATTCCTTGTGCAAATATTCTTTTTTGTAACCAAAAACCTAAAGTTTTGTACCCACCCTTTGCAAATGTTCCGTCTGCGTTTCTAAATCTTATATTCTTTTTTTGCGCCCATTTGCTCAAAGGTTCAACAGGTGGCATTTTACTTTTAAAACTAAACGGACTATTCGGAGCTTTTTGTTTTCCGTTTTTTACTAAACTTGGGTTTGCGCCCTTAACTCCTTTGTCTTGAAATTGCCCGTATTGGTTCATTTCAAAGTCCATACTGAACGAATTAGGCATCGCCTTAACGTTTCCCTTTAAACTTTGATAAAGTCCTTTAGAAACGTTCTTTTGACTTCGTGTTAAATTACTACGTGCTTCTTTAATAACGTAATCACGAAATCTTTCAAGTTCTTTTTGTAGTTCCGATTGTTTCATTTTAACAAATAGTCATTTCGTTTGGTGTTACTACGTCAAAAGTCATTGTCCAACCTGCCATATAATTTTCAAAACGTTCTGTAAATGGTTCTAAACTTGCTGTGCCTTCAACCATAAATAAATCGTATGCTAAACTTCCGTGTTTTATTATTTCGTACGCCCTGTTTAAAACTGCGTGTTGTGTATTCAGTACGTCAATTTCATTGTCGTTACCTAAAAATATATTACTTGTTGCGCTCTTGGACAAGTCAACAACATCCATTGCTATTAAACTAATATTCCAAGTCGTAGTGTTTGAATCTAACGTGCAGTTGTTAACCATAATATGTAATAAAGGAAATATCGTTTGTTTGCTTAAATCAACTTTGAAAATGTCGCCTTGTGTTACCGTGTTAACAATAACGTCTGCGTCAAAGTGTGTTTTTAATTTGTCTAATAAGTTGTAATAACCTGTCATTTTCGTAATTTATTTAATTGTCTTTGTTCAATTTCTTGCTTTTGTTTTTCGAAGGTAAGATAGGTGAGACACATAGTAAGTCCATAGCTGGTAACTGTGTCAAATCTTGTAATGTCTCCTCCAGCGAGTGCATAAATTGATTGATACCAACCCCATTGTTTTCCAAATTGAGCTTGTTCGCTAAACTCGTTTGCACCTTCCTGTTCGTCTTTATCTGCCGTTCCAAATAAGTAAGCGTAGCTGTCAATAATTCGCTGCCTAAATTCCAAAAAAAAATACTTGAACTAATCGCTATGTCCGCAGGTGTGAACTTCATTAACTCTTGCATTTCTTCCATTGGTTTGTAATCAACTATTTCGTATTTATCCTTGAACTTCATTTTTATAGGCCTGTACATAACCGCCATTGCTTTATGATAGTCTTCCCACTTTTGCAAGTTGTTTTCTAAATCTACATATTCGCCAAAACTTATTTCTTCAAGGTTTGTAATAAATCCAAATTCTTGTGTACCTATTTTAAACGTTGGTTGAAACTTCGGTTTTTCGCTGAACAACTTTGTGAAGTGTGTTATTAATTCGTTTAAACTTGTGAGCTTCATTTTTACAATATCCTTTAGTTCTATACCACAGAATATTTGTACCATTTTTTGTGCTATAAATTCTTCGTCATTGCTTCCTTGCTGAACCTTTAAAAATTCTTGGTAGCTTTTTAACGGAATTTCGTTTAAACTTGTAGGTACGTTTATTTCTAACTTCATATCTTAATAATTAATTATTCGTGTTTTTGTTGTGTTCGTTTTTTTGTATGTAATCGTATGCTTGTTTCAGCATATTAATATCTCGGATGTCACGTAAATAAATACGAATCTTAACACCTTTTTTTTGGTATATGTAAATCTGTACGCATTGCATCATTACTTCTAAATCGTTCATCGTATAAAATATTGTCCGTGTGTATTGTTTAACCCTAACGTTTCCATTTCGTGATAGCGTACAGCGTCAATTGCGTGGTCGTTTTTTCCCTGCGGTTTGTTTAATGTTTTGCCAGACTTGTCAGCATCCCAACAATACGCCCTTAATTCTTTAATTAAGTTTGTGCTTTGTGAAGTTACTAAATAATTTTGTGTTTGCATTATTTGAATACCGAAGTTTATGCTATCCTGCCCCTTTGTTACTCCTTTTATTTGTTGGCCTGTTCTTCGTATTTCTTCAATGCTTTTCGGTTCACTACTATCTGCGTATGCTATTACGTGTTTTTGTAGTTTCTTTGCTATGTCGTTATTCAATAAACTTGTTTGGTAACATATTTCGTTGAGTATTCTTTGCCCGTTGTAATTGTAAACTTCTACTATGCTTGTCGGGTCGTTTGAATATCCGAAGTCTAAACCGTAACCAAGTAACTTTGCTTCAGGCGGTATTGTGTCAATTATTTTATAGTTGGTAAATATAACTCCTTCTAACATTCCGACAAGTCCTTCGCCATATACACGCCACCAATTAGCCCAATAACTGCTTGTCGTGGCTTTTAAACGATTCTTTTCTATTTCCTTTACTATTCTTTCATCAAGTGCTTCGTTGTCCTTGTACGTTAAAATTAAAAAGTCTGTGTCGGGTTCGTCTTTTAGTTCTGTATGCACCCAAAATTCATTCGCTGGGTTAAAGTCTAAATATATTCGTCTTTTTGTACGTATTGCAAGTTCGTTGTATGCTTCAAAGGTTACGTTATTACATTCGTTAATATAAAGAATATCACGTCTTGCACCCCTTAACTTACTGCTATCGTCTGCGCTAAAAAATTCAATATATGAACCGTTTTGAAAATCGTAACGCAATAAACTTTTGTTAAACCTACCTTCAAAGAAACGGTTGCTCCAACGCATTATTTTAACAAAGTCTTTTAACGCTCCACGTCTTAAATGCGGTATGCTTTCAGCTACAATACTAATTTCTATATTTTTGTGCTTTGTTGCTATGTCAATAAGCAAAGGTAAAACCCCAAAAGTTTTACCCGCTGACGTACCGCCCTGAATTATTTTTATTCGCTTGTCTAACTTTGCAATCTTACTAATTGCAGTCGTTCGTATTAACATCAGGAAATAAAGGTTGTTCTATGTTTGTTTGTTCTATTTGTTGAACAGGCGCACCGTAACCGCTATCCATTAGTGCTTTGTATGCTGAAACATCTCCGTCACGCATTTTTTTAACCATTGCTAACGTTCCCAAGTCTTCTTGACTTAAAGTTTCTTCAAGGCCTGTTATTGGGTTCTTTGCCTTTTGTGTTGTTTCTAACCAAAGACGTGCTATTGTGCTGCGGTTTCTACTTCCTTTTGGTCTTCCGTTTTTTTCGGGTTGATATTCTGAACTGAATTTTTTTAGATTATCTTCTTTTGGCATAGTATCGTTTTATTCTCGTTATTTTAAACCTTTAAACGCTTTCAGTGGATAGAATATTAAACTGTTTCTATATCCTCCTTCGTGAGTTGGTATGATTGGTGTTACTCCGTGTACGTTTCTCCAAGCTGGGTATACTAAAATTGAATTATCTACTTGCCCTATCGTTGCGTTATAATCTGGAATATGTAAATCGCCACCTTTTGAATTAAATTTTTTACAAATGATTACATTTACTGCTCCGACTATATTTTTAGTATCTATATGAAATGGTGCTGAAATATTAAAGTTTGAAATTGAACTTGTAAATAAGTTTCCAAACTTCCATTTTTCAGGAACGTCTTTAAATAATTTAATTTGTTGCTCGTATTGTTTTGGCAATATTTCTTTTATTAAATTTTCACTTTCTTTTTCTAAAAGTAACATTGCTTTTATAAAAGTTTCTGATTTTTTATTTAAATGAACGCTTGAAATTGATGGATATGGTCTTGACATATGAGGCTTTGGAGGTATACTACCAATTATAGCACTCAACTGCTCAACTTCATTTCTGTATTTAAAATTTCCTGTTTTTTCATCAACACCATCTCCTGTTCTTCTTGTTAATAATGTTTTTTTAACATTTTTACTTCTAAATTCTGCATTTGCCAAGTCTGCTAACTTACACATTTTTTCAGGCATCTTTGTTAAGTAAAATCCAATAGGTTCTCCATCAGCATAAAATATACAATCTTCTGTTACGTTTGGCTCTATGTATTCACAAGCTTCTCCAATCTTTCTGTTATGTTCGACTGGAACTAAGTCAACTCTTTTCATTTTATTATTCTTTTATAATAAGTTGCTAATTCTTTTATATCTGTTTTCATATCTATTCTGTTGCCTTTCTTTTTTAAAGTAACAAACGGATGCCATTCACTACACATTTTCTTTGCTGATTCTTCGTCTTTCTTTAGTTTGTATTCGCTTTGTAAACCACCAGCATTAGAACCAACGTCAGGACAAGAAAACCAAAAATGATTAAATCTTAAAATTCCATTACCGTTCTTAATTGTTTGTAAGGCAAAATCTCTATCCTCTTTTAAATTAAATTCTGGTCTATAATTCCATTTAATTTTAGATACATTTATTAATACGCATACCTCTGCAAACTTTTTATTTATTGAGTAATTCGTTTTTTCGTGCCAAGCGTGTTGAGTATAATTTATTCCTATTAATTCAAACGGAAGTTTATTTACCTTTTCTAATATCTTAAACCAAATTGAAGCGTCTTGTTTTATTGTTTTGCCGTTATAAATACCAAATGAAACTACATCATCATCACAAATAATTACCCATTCATAATTATTTTGTCTTGCATAGTTCAGCATAAAATTTCTAACATACCCTATTCCTTTATCGTTCTCTAAAATAGATACTTTATTTGGAACTTGATACTTTTCTATTTCTTGTGGTTCAATAAAATGTTTTACTTCAATTCCAACATCTTGAAATAATTTATATGTTTTTGTATTTAACCTTCTTTTAGTTGGTATAAAACAAATCATAATTTTTCTTTTTCAGCTTTTAAATATTCCATTATCATACCACCTACGTAAGCATTTCGCTCTCTCCAAAACTTAACAAGTTCATAAGCTTCTTCGTAATGTTCTGCTTCAAATTCAATTTGAATAGCTTTCTTTACTCCGTCTGCCATATCACTTAATTTACCGTCTAAGTCTTCATCATCAAGAATAGAGTAGTCAACTTCTGTTGTCATTTCAGGAACAAATAATCCCCAATCATTTAGTAATTCAGAGTCCCATTCATTCGCTAAAATATCCCAATCCCATTCGCCAAAACCTACGTTGTCTTTAACTATGAATTCGTCTTTTTGTTGCTCGGTTAAGTCTTCAGCTTTTAAAATATAAACTTCTTTTAACCCTGCTTCAATACACGCTTTGTAACGCATATTTCCACCAAGTATTATATTGTTTTCATCTACAACTATTGGTCGCAGTTCTAACATTTGCGGAAACTCTTGTATTGATTTGACTAACTTTTTAAACTTATCGTCTTTAATTAAACGTGGGTTCTTTGGGTTCGTCTTTATGTCGTTAATTTTAACCTTCTGCATTTTCAGTAGTTGTTTCTTCTGTTTGTTCTGGAGTGTATTCAGCGTGAATTATTCTTAACTTACTTACTAAATCACGTAAACAACTTGAACAGGTGCTAAACGTTAAATTTTGGTTTAATACTCGGTTGTTAATTGCTATTAGACTGTTTTGTTCATCGCTTGTAAGTGTGTTCGTGTTTTGCTTAAAATAAGCGTCTAACGTGTTAAACTCGTCTTCTGTTAAACACTTGGGTTTTGCATACGGAAATAGTTTATTCAACTTTTCTTTTCTCTCATCGCATCCGCAGTCTTCACCTGCTACAAATTTAACAAGTTTATCAATTCCTGTTGCTTTTGTAATTTTCGCTACTGTGT